TCACCGACCCCGGTGTTTCCCCGAACCGGGCAAGGTGTCATTTAAGGGGAATGCCCCGCGGCACGTAGTCGGTATGGCCGCTGGAAAGACGGAACCGACTAGGAGCGGCCACGTTGGTCTGCGAACCGATCCGCTCCGAAGCCCGATCGCTGACTAAGCCTGTAGCGCCTTGTGGACAATTTAGTATGGACCGGAGTTCGATTCTCCGCGCCTCCACCAGCGTAGAATTAGGCGAACACCTCTCTTCATAGAGGTGTTCGCCTTTGTCCGCGCTGTTAGGCGAAAAGCCGTCACCGTGCTTATCGAAGGCAAAGTAAACGCGTATGCGGTTGCTCTTGCCGTCAATCTCAGCGAACCGAACAAACTTGTTGAGAATATCGAGCGGCGTTAGTTCCGTTGCGATCTCATCGAGCCACAGCATGAGTTCGTCAACGCCAAACGACATAGATTCGTCGCGCTCTGCTATGCGCAGCTGCGCTTCGATTTCCGCTTTGCGGCACTTCAGTTCGTCCGTGCGCTCTTTTCCGCCCGGTGGTGCAATCCCATCTTCTATCGCTTGCCAGATGCGTTCGAACGCCGCATCAATGCGCCTAAGCTCTTTCTTCAGATAGTAGCTTTTTGGCTTCGTCTCTTCTTGCTCTGATTGGTAGAGCGCCATTCCTTGCGCTATCCGCTGTCGCACATCGTCGCGCGCAACGGCTTGCAGCGTCATATCTACTACGGCATCTTCTATCAGATCACGGCGCACTGTTCTTCTGCACTTGCGGCAACGGTAGTAGTGATAGGCTTTGCCTGTCTTGGATGTTCCACTCATTCCCGCCATTGGCATACCGCATTTCGTGCAGTAGAGTTTGCCGGAAAGCGGAAACTCTTTAGACGAATCTACCTTGCGGCGCGGGCGGTGCCTGTCGTTAAGGACGCTTTCTATCATGTCTTGTTCTACTTGCGGCCAAAGACCCGGCATCCCACCTTCTACCACATGACCGGCATAGCTATATGTTCCGCCGTTCTGCACCCTTCGCAGAAGCTTAGTCACCTTGTCTTGGTTGAAGGGCTTTCCATTGCGTGTCTTCTCACCTTCGAGCGCCCGCACGATATCGGCTACCGAATGGCCGGAAAACAGCATGTTCTTCATCTTGCGCATAAGCGCCGCTTCGCGCTCATTGACGCTATAACGACCGTCTACGATATCCCAACCGTATAGCGAATGCCCGTTAGCAAGGCACCGAGCGGCGTTCTTCTGGATTCCGTCTCTTATGCGCTCACTGTCGATAGCGCTTTCCCATTCCGCGAGAACTTCGAGCATGCCGAGTTGCAGCACACCGCTCGAACCGCTCGCGATCTCTTCGCCCGCGTACAGTATTTCAACACCGGCCTTGCGCAGCATGATTCGAGCCAAGGCCATTTCATCGCGGTTGCGCATTATGCGCGTCACCTTGTAAATCACCACAAAATCAAATAGACCTAGCTTCGCATCGTTCATCATGCGCTGGAACTCAGCGCGGTTGACGTTGCGCCCTGTCTGCGCATAGTCGCAGTATTCCCGCACGACCTGTAAGCCCTCGCGCTCGCAGTATGCGCGCGAGTTCTCAACTTGTATCTCGATACTCTCAGAGCGCTGATTGTGCGAGCTGAAGCGCGCGTATATGGCTGCTCTGTTCTTCACCATGCTAAAATCACCCCTTAGAGCGAGTGCGCTAATGCGCTTCGTTCTTTGCACTTGCCCTGCGCGCCGACTGCCAAGAAGCCGCGCAGGGTTTTCTATTTCCTTCCCCTTGCACCTACGGCAAGCAAAGCGCCCAATATAGCAATTGGAACACCGACGATTGCAGCACCTAAAACAGTGATTGCAAGACCAATCAATGCGCAAACGGAACCGATTAACACCAGTGCTTTATTGGTGCTCCGCTGATCTGACACGGCATGGTTTCTGGCCGGTTGGTTATCTGCACTGTCTTTTTCATCCTTGGCTTGCTGCTGAAGCTCGTTAGATGATGGCGCGTAGTTAGTGTGTTTGCCAGTGTCGGACAATGCGGCAGCATAACCGCTGCAAACGATGCTTCTAAACTCTTCGTCGCCATACTCGAAATACGAATCGCCGAACTCATCCTTAACCAGCTTCGGTCGGCGGCGCGGCTCACCGAAAAGAAAATCATCGAGAATCGAATTGAAGCAATGCGCGGTTGCCTTAACGTCGTTCAGCGCGTCGTGAGCTTCGAAGTTACGATATCCGTAAAACGCCGCGCAATCTTCTAACTTGCACCATGACCATTCATCATGCGTGCCGTCCCATGCCCCATGTATCTTCGCAAACTCTTTCATCACGTCAAACGTCTGACGATCTGGTATATCCAAACCGGAAGCTCTAAGAAAGCCTAGGTCGAAATCGGCATTGTATGCGACGTATAGCTTAGCGCTCTTGAAAATCGGTTCGATTTCCGAGCGCCTTTCTATAATCGTCTTCTTGTCCTTCACCATAGACGGAGATATGCCGTTTATGCTTTCTGCTTTCGGCCACTTTTTGCGTTCTGATGGCCTCAATAGATCGCAAAACAGAACGTCTCCGTCAAGATTCATGACAGCGAGTGACAGTATTTCATCACGGCGCGAGCCGCCGACATTAAGACCCGTTGTTTCGGTATCGAAAATAAGAATGTCGCTTGGGCTTATTGCCCGAAGCTTTTCAAGTCTATTCACCGCACTTCGCCTTTCATTCTAGGATTCCACGGCTTATTTAACCGCGTATGGTCAACGTGTCTGAAAAACCAAGAAGGAAGTCAGCCGAACAATTGAGCGTGGATACCATCGCGCATATTTCGTTGGCATCTGGTACGAGCACGCCGCGTTCGTAGCGCGAAATAGTTTGCTTATGAACACCAACGGCAGCGGCTAACTCTTCTTGATTCAGCCCTGCCGCCTTTCGTGCGATTGCTATTCGTGAACCAATGAGCTTGCGGATATCTTCATCGTCTGAACTCATAGTAGACCTCTTTCTAGTAATCTGCACCGATTATTGTACACAAAAATTCGTTGACAGACTAGGCGGAACCGCTTACTATCTTTCTCGTGAGTAAGCGGTTCCGCTTACTTTGAAATCGCTAGGGCTTATTAGGAGGTGAACATGGTTGCAATGTATAGAGAAGCACGTGAGCGGGCTGCTCTAACTGCTCAGCAAGCCGCTACGCAGTTGGATATTTCCATCACGACGCTTCTTAGTTGGGAGAACGGGAAAACCGCCCCATCGGCTCTGAAGCTGGTTGAGCTTTGCAGGTTGTACGACTGCATGCCCAATGAGCTTCTTGGGTTTGTTGAGTTCCAAAAGTAAACGGAGGTTTCCAAGGATGAAAACCGAGATTAAAACCGGTGGTTTTGGGGGTGGTTTTACGAATGCGCGAATCATGCGGCCTAGATGCCGCGCAACGGCAGTTATTCCACGCGATTACAACTCTCGTTGCCGCGTGGATGCAAAGAAGGATGCCCGCCCGGTGTTGCAGCACCGAACGGGCGTGTCAAAAGGGGCTTACCAATTGACAGAAGACAGTATAGCGCGCATGCCGCGCTGGCAGCGCTGGGCTTTGTATGCTTTCGCTGCTCTGACGCTAACCGGCATCCTCCCTATGGCCGCTGCCGCCCTTCTGGGTTGGTTGTGCGATCTCGTGGGCTGGTGGATTCTCATCCCGCTTTACATCGTGGTTGGTCGCGTCTTGTGGCGCGTGATCTGGTCATGAAGGCCGAAGTCTACCGCGACAACGCGGGCTTCTGGATGGCGCGCATTGAGGAAGACGCGAGCACGCCGGAAAACCGGGGCATCGGCAGGGTCTCCCGCCGCCAGATGCTACCCGTCGCACCATCGGCGAGCAAGGCGGAAGCAGAAGCGGCCTTGCGCCGCGTCATGAGCCGCGAAGCGAGGTGCCCGCATGGACACCGATAACTACACGCAGCCGCTCGAAGCCGTCATGCGCCAAGAGCGCCAGCGCGTCTACTCGATGCCGCTAAAGGTTGCGGACAGGCGTTACCTGTTCAAGGAGTGGTGCGAGAAGAACCCAAAGGCGCTGCGCGAAATCGAGCTTACAGCGCTCGCAATCGACGCGCGCGGGCTTCGCGTCTCCACTAAGTACCTCATCGAGAAGCAGCGCTACGAGGGCACAACGAAGCTCGTTGGCGTTCCCTTCGTTGACGATCAGGGCAACGAACACACCTACGGAATCAACAACAGCGATAGCTCTTTGCTCGCTCGCTGGCTGCTCGAACGCAACCCGAAGCTTCGCATCGAGCTTAGAACATCCATGTTTGACAAGGAGAAGAAAGATGAAGCGTAAAGAAGCGCAGATGGTCATTAACAAGGTCGGCGCTATGACCTGTCGCATTGATGGAATCATGCACCTTCTTAACAAGGAAGACGGCACGGGCATTGAGGTTGATATGCCCTCGCTGCTGTCAATCATTCGCGGTGTTCTCGCATGGTGCGATGACCTTCTGGACGATGACACCAAGAACGATCTTGCCACCTCGGAACAGCTCGGAAAGCTTCTAGCCGTCGTTGGCAAGTCTATTGCCTTCGATATCGCAGCAGATGAAGAGGAATAGCGCGCAGGAAACCTTGCCGCTCGATTTCGGCGAACCGCCCATGCCAGACCCCGAAGCATGCGAGTTCGAAAGCATGCGGTATCGCGGCAAGACGTGCTGCACGTTCGTTGGGCGCGACGTTTGGACGAACTGCCGCGAAGTCGGGCACTGCGTATGGGACGGATGGCACCAGCAGGGCGCGCCAGACGTGATCTGCGACGAGGAAGACGGTTAGGAGGTGACTACATGCCTACAAGGGAGGAAACGACCGCTGCGCAAGAGCCTATGGCCTTCTTCTCGCACGATTCCAACGCGTCGCAAGATGTGAAGTGCCAACGGCTCATTCATCGCCGGGGCTATGACGGCTACGGGCGCTGGTGGCGGCTCTGCGAATATCTGGCGGCTACCAAGGGGCACCGTATAGCGTTCGAGACGGAGGAAGACGCGCTTATTCTCGCGGGCGTTCTGGGCTTCGGACAGTCTGGCGCGTTCGATGAGTACATGGCGATTGAAGATTGCAAATCCTTTGTCGAAGAGCTGTTGGATATAGGGCTGCTCGAACGAGACGGAGACGGCTTCTTGACGAACTTTCGCATGCTCAAAAACGCGCTTTATTTCGGTCGCCAACGCGCCAACGGGCGCAAGGGCGGAAGACCGCGCAAAAACTCACAGAACAACAATTCAGCAGGTCAGGAGGTGTAAAAGCATGATTGCTAAACCCAAGGCAAAACCAGTGGTTTTAGGTGTGCTAAACCCACTCGCAAATGGTCGCCTAACCATAAAACAAAACAAAACAAAACAAGATGAGGTGGGTTTTGGTTCCTTGAACCAAAACCAAAACCCACCGTACTTGCTTGTTAGTCAACCTTACAAGCAAGGTTCTTTCTCTTGCTTCTTCTCTTTGCGGTCTTGTTTTGTGCGGCTCATTCGAGCGCCAACGAAGAATCTTTCAACAGGTTTTCAACAGAGTTTTCCACAACGACACGAAACGAGGTGTTTTTGAATGCTTGGAGCAAAGGCCGACGATCTGAAGGTGCTTCGCCTTCTCGAACCGCAAGGGTGCCCCGATGCTATCGAGTGCGACGGTCAGCGCTACGTTCCGCAAGAGACTTGCACCTACCACCCGACAGAGTGCGCAATACGCCTCGATGAGAACGACGAAGAGATATATACGAACGACCCTGCGGAGGATTGCGGAGAGTTCGAGTGCTCAGCGTGCGGCTTCGAAATGGTGTTCGGCGCCATGGGCTGGTTCGATGAAAAGCCGCCTTACAAGCCCTACTTCAATTTCTGCCCAAATTGCGGTGCTCGCGTTGTCATGGAGGGTCAAGACGATGATTGAGACTAAGAACGCAAAGAGCCTTGCCGAGCTGAAGCAGCAGGGCAACGCCGTAGAGCATCCCGACCACTACGCGGGCGACGGCCAGATTGAGTGCATGGACGCTATGCGCTCGATGATGAGCGGCGACCAGTACGCCTTGCCCGCCCAATCGGCCTACTGGTGGGGCTGTGCCTTCAAATACCTTTGGCGCTGGCGGCGCAAGAACGGCGTTCAGGACTTGCAGAAGTGCAAGCAGTGCATCGACTACCTGATTGCCGAGACGGAGGGCAAGAAGTGAAGCGCTACCAGATCGTACTTTGCGCCGTTGCCACCGCAGCTACCGTAGCCGCGTTCTGGTGCGTCTGCTACTGGGCTTATCAAGCGCTTCTGGCAATCGCGCTGTTTCTAGTGTTTCTCGCGCTTATAGCGCTCACGTTTTAGGAGGTTCCGCATGGATACAAAGACCATCACGCGCAATTTCACCTACCACGCCCCGCACGGCGACCAGCCCGCGAGATTCGAGCTTTTGCGCAGCACCGCGCGAGGGCTTGCCGTGACCATTCAAGGCGAATGTCCGGAAAGCCGCGAAAAGTCGCTTGCTTTTACGAAGCTCGAAGAGTGCATCATGTGGGCTAACGCCGCCATAGCTCGCAACGAGATTGAAGGCGGTGAGCAGTAATGGACGAAAGCAAGATCACCGAGCGCGGTGTTTACGGTTGTTTGGCAGTCGTGCTGTTCTCCGTCCTGTCTATCGTGGCTAGCATCGCCGTTGGGGTTTTCTTCGGCGCTGGGTTCGGGCTTCTCTCCTACGCTCTCTTCATCGTCTTTGCGACGGTCTGCGTGCTTCGAGCCTTCAAGAAGGCCGGTAATTAGCATGGGCGGCTACTCGATAGCTTCCGTTTCGTGGGGAAAGGACAGTACCGCTATGCTCTGGAAGCTCATTGATAGCAACATGCCGCTTGACGAAGTGCTGTTCTTCGATACAGGCATGGAGTTTGACGCGATCTATGACGAGCGAAACAAGATGCTTCCCGTCCTTGCACGAAACGGAATCAAATACACGGAGCTTAGGCCAAAGAACCCGATGTGGTGGAGCATGCTTTGTCGGCCAGTAAAGAGCCGTAAAACCGGAGAGGTTCACAAAACGGGTTACGGCTGGTGCGGCGGGGCTTGTAGATGGGGTACAACTGAGAAGACGAGCGCCTTAGACGCATACGCAACCGCTCGAAACGCGATTGTCTACGTTGGAATAGCGGCAGATGAGACGAAGCGCATTGCGAGGGCAAGGCAGGACTTCAAGCGCCTTCCGCTTGTTGATTTCGGCATGACTGAAGCAGATTGCCTTGCACTCTGCTACAAGCGCGGTAACGAATGGCTCGATCATGGGGTGCGTCTATATGACGTTCTCGATAGGGCTTCTTGCTGGCTATGCCGCAATAAGAACATGCGCGAGCTGAAGGCGATACACGAACACTTGCCCGTTTATTGGGAGCGTCTTATTGCGCTCGAAGGCGTATGCGGCCAGATGAAGAGCAGGCCACTTTCTGAAATCGCGGGGGCGTGAAATGAGCGTTAAGGTCAAGCGCGGTGCAGATGGCGTTTTCGAGTGCCGTTTGTACCTTGGTCGCAGCATCGACGGCAAGGCGATTCGCCCTTACAAGCGGTTTCCGAACGCTGCCACCGAAGAGGAAGCGCGAGCCCTCGCCGAGACGTGGGCGGCTTACGTGACGGCTGACGGAACGGTGAGAAGCGCCCGCTTGACCGATTTGCTCGAAGACTACGTGCAGATGCGTGAGCGCAACGGCGCAAGCCCGAACAGCATTAAGAGCTATCGGCTGTTCTGTCGCTATGTCGCACGTTACCTGAAGACCGCAAACGCACGCGATCTTGGCGTTATGGACTTCAACAGATTTGAGCAACGCTTGCTCATGGCAAAGGACGAAGGCGGGCAAGGGCTTTGCCGCAATAGCGTTATCAACGTCCACAACTTCCTGCGCGGCGCTTATAACCACTTCGTAGACGCTGGCATTTGCGACGCTAACCCGCTGGTGTACGTCGCCAAACCATCGCCGGAACGGCACGAAGCTTCGGCGCTCACCGAATGGGACTTCGAGGGCTTCAACGAGAAGCTAGAGGGCGCGCTTAGCAAAGAGATCAAGACGAAGGCCGATTACCGCGCCGCCGTCTACGCCTTCGCTTCGTGGCTGTCGCTCGTTACCGGCATGCGCGTTGGCGAGGTCTGCGCGGTGCAGCGCATCGACGTTAAGCGCGCCCTGTCTTACGTCCACGTCGGCGGCAACGTCATTGAGGGCAAAGGCAAGAAGCCTTATCGCCGCAATGTGACCAAAGGCCGCAAGTGCCGCAACATCGCGCTCACGCAAGACGATATCGCGGTCATTGATGCCTTCACGAAGCTTCAGAGCGCCGTTCTGGGGCGTTTGGGCGCAGATTGCCCACTGGTGACGCTAGACGGCTCATATATGCGCCCAACGACGATTTCACGGGCTTTCAGCCGTATACGCTACGCATGCGGACTGCCGCGAGAGATCACGTTTCACAGCTTGCGTCACACGCACGCTTCGTGGCTTATCGCCAACGGCTGCGACCTGAAGACGCTATCTGAGCGCATGGGGCACGCGGACGAAGCAACGACGCTTCGAATCTACGGCCACCTGATGCCCGGACGCGACGCGGCGGCAGCTCAGCTCTTCAGCGAAGCGAAGCGCCGCGCGGCGGGTTAGGAGGTGTGCCAAAGGTGGACCAAAACGCCGTTTTCGGGCATCGCGGCGACCGAGGACGAAACGCGAGATAAACCGCCGCTTTCGGTACGGGTTAGAACCGCCCGTGCCAGATAAGAAGTAATTATCAGGCAATCGTGAGAAGGGAGGGTGCCAGTGGAGCCGCAAACGTTCGATTTCAAGCCGGACACTTCGAAGCTGAGCAAGGAAATGCAAACGACGCTTGCTAAGACCGAAGCAGCCCTGAAGCGTATGTGGGAGCGCGAGAAGCAGGAAGCGCAAACGGTCTACGAGATCACGATTCCCGCCCAAACGCTGACCATCGTTGGCAAGGAGCACGCAGAGCACGTCTTGAAGTCACTGAAGGCGATTAGGGTTTCCGGCACCTACCGCGTCACGAAGAAATGAGGTGCGATGAAAACCATTGAGCTTAACGACGATGACTGGGCACGGCTCAAACGCAAGCTCATGACGCAGAGCGTTGACGATGCCCTGAAGGACTACACGCCGCCCGTCACCCTGACGCACGGCACCGAGTACATCACCTACGAGAAGGAAGGCTACGAAGATGATTCCGAATCTGACAACTGAGCAGCGCCGCGAAAACCTCGAAAAGGCAAAGGCTGCGCGCCAGCGCCGCGCCGCGATCTTGAAGGGCGTTGCCGATGGCTCTTACAGCGTGCCCGACGTGCTCAACATGGCTTGCGCCGATGATACCGTGGCGCGAATGAAGGTCTTTACGCTCATTAAGGCCGCACCGGGCTACGGATTCGCCCGCACGCAGCAGACCATGCGCAAGCTTCATATTTCCGAATCGCGCCGCCTTCGCGGTCTTGGAGCGAACCAGCGCGCGGCGCTTGTCGAGCTGTTCGGGGGTGCGCAGTGAGCCTAAACAAGATCACGCTTTCGGGCAATCTCGGCGCAGATGCCGAGCTGCGCTATACGAAGAGCGGAAACCCTGTCGTTTCGTTCTCGCTGGCTGTCAACGAGCGAACGCCGAACGGCGACGGCACATGGGGCGAATACACGAACTGGCCTGATTGCGTCATGTTCGGTAAGCGCGCCGAAGCGCTCGCGCCGTGGCTTCGTAAGGGCACCAAGATTTCGCTTATCGGGCGCATCCACACGCGAAGCTACCAGAAGGACGGCCAGAGCATCAAGCGCTGGGAAGTGCGCGTTGATGACGTGGAGCTGATGCAGTACAAGCGCGATGCTCAATCGCCAGCACCAGCGAACGCAGCCGCACCCGGTCTTGCGATGGCAACCGGCGACCCATCGCCCGTTGCGCCAGTTCAACCGTCAGCGACCGACCTTTACGACGATGACATACCGTTTTAGGAGGTTCACTAATGTTTGATTTCTTCAAGAGGAAGGCGAAACCGAGCGCGACGGCTACCGATGAGAGCAAGCCGCTTTGGGTTGAGCTGTTCGACACTCAGCCCGTCGATTCCGAAGGTTCGCTTATCGCCCTCGATGACCTCGTTTCCTATCGCGGCACGCTGCTTCAGGTCGTGGCGATGAGCCATAAGCAGAAGGTCGTACTTCGCACGCCTGGAAAGAAAAAGGGCGGTTTCTGGGTTGCTTCCCATAACTGCACGCTCGTTAAGCGCCACGCGCGGAAGGAGAACTAACATGCTCGGTCGCAAGATGCGCGCAAAGAAGGTCGCCGAGGGTATCGACATGCCGACGTATGCACATGAGGGCGACGCGGGGCTTGACCTCCGAATCACCGAGACTGTCACGCTCGAACCAATGCAGAAGTGCGTTGTCGGCTGCGGGCTTGCCGTCGAGATTCCGAGCGGATGCGTGGGGCTTGTGTTCCCGCGCAGCGGCCTTGCCGCAAAGCAGGGCATCACGCTTTCGAACAGTGTTGGCGTTATCGACAGCGGCTATCGCGGCGAGGTCTGCGCGGCTCTCATCAACCAGAGCTACGAGACGGTTACGCTCGAAGCGGGCACGCGCGTATGCCAACTTGTCGTGATGCCTTATGTTCCTTGTGAGCTTGTGCCGGTCGATGAGCTGAGCGACACCGAGCGCGGCGCAGGCGGCTTCGGCAGCACGGGCGTTGAGTAGGTGGTTGGCATGCTGGCAATCATCGGCGGAAGGCAAACGGGCAAGACCACGTGCCTTATCGCAATGTCAAACGAGACTGGCTATCCAATCCTGACCGCAACGCGCGGAATGGCCGAAAACATCGAGCTTATGGCACGTAAGATGAACGTTCAGATTCCGCCCGTCCTGTCGTTATCGGGGATGCCGCTAAAAGGTTCGCTCATGCGTTGCGAACGCGTGCTTGTCGATGAACTGGGGCTTGTGGCTGAGTACATTATCGGCGCTGAGGTTGTGGCTGCTTCTATTGACGGCGTGGCGCTGGTAAAGGCTCAGCCGCCGAGCACAGACCTTGCGAAGCTTGGGCTATGGGAAGCCTTCAAGCTTTGGCGCGAAGAGCGCAAGCGCGCACGATCTGGCGGTGACGGCATGTGAGAGCAAAGGAGTATTTCGAGGGCATCCGCGCCGAGGTGGTGAAGACCGACAAGGCGCGGGAAATGCTCGAACGCATGAAGGCGCGCGAGGGCGCGAAGGCTCAGAGCTACCAGACGGGCGGCAGTGGCGGAGACGTTAGCGACCCGATGGAATCCGTATCGCAGCGCATCGACTTCGAGGGCAAGCTTAGGCAGCGCATCGCCGATGCTGAGGGCACGCTAGACGAAGCGTGCGAAGTGCTCTACGGCTCGGACGGGCGCGGCGGCTTGGCTAGGATGAAGGGCGCGCACTACGCCGACGCAATCTGCATGTATTACTGCCAAGCCGAGACATGGGGCGAGATTGCGGAAATCATGCAGTGTTCGCAGAAGTGGTGCCGCAAGCTCTGCGAAGTTGGGTTTGAGTTTATCGACCGCGTAGGTTGGGCGCACATCAAGAACGCCTGAAAATTGGGTGTTCCCTTCAGTTCCCTACTTATGCTAAAGTTCGGTACGGTGGATTAGGTAGTAAGGCCACGGGCAATTGCGCTCGTGGCCTTTTTGTTTGGAGCGTTGGCAGAGTGGCTTATTGCGCACGGTTGCTAACCGTGTGGCGCACTGTCGCCCGTAGGTTCGAATCCTACACGCTCCGCCATATCTCAGGGGGTGCGCATGGCTAAGGACTTCTCGCGCGCCTTCTACGCATCCGCCGACTGGGAACGCGCCAGAGACGCGGCATTGACGCGTGATGCTCACCTATGCCAGCACTGCTTGCAGCAGGGAGAGATCACGCCCGCAGTCATGGTGCATCACATTATCGAGCTTACGCCAGCGAACATCAGCGACCCAAGCATTGCGACCGACCCAAGCAACCTTGTTAGCCTATGCGACCGATGCCATAAGAAGGTGCATGGTTGGATAAGGCAAGGTTCGACAAGGCAAGGGCTGGCCTTCGACAGCGACGGCAATTTGATATCGCTTGGCGAGTGACACACAAACGCGACACAACACAGGGCGACCGCGAGAAAGCGGACGCAAAACCGCAGGTAAACCCGCGAGACAATCCCCCCGGTCTGAAAAACGCAGACGGTGCCTAGGGCACCAACGCCGGGAGGTAATTTCTTGCGCGTGACGGATTTTCGAAAGGGGGTGGTCTTGCGATGACGGCAAAAGTAGGCAATACTTCGAAAGTTTCGCCCGCAGTCGCGGGGAATAGCCCGCCGAAGCGGCGAGTTGCCAAGGAGAAGCGCGTAGAGAGCTTCGGAAGCTGCGCGAGATCACCAAGGGCGCTATCCCCGACGAAAAGCGAAAAGCCGTCATGCCGCTTTTGGCCAACCTCGCGTTTCTGAAAGTCAAGCTTGACGATGCCCGCGCCGATCTGCTCTACGAAGACATCTTCACCGAGTACGACAACGGCGGCGGGCAAACCGGGCTGCGAGAGCATCCCGGATTCAGTGCATACAACAAGCTGTTCACCACGTTCTCACGCGGCGTTAAGCAGCTAACCGACATGATGCCGAACGGAACCGCCGCAGCCGACGCGCTCATTGACTTCATCAATGAAACGCGGTTCGGTTAGAGCGACCGGCAAGCATGGTTCGTGCGAGCGCGCCATACGTGACTACTTCGGCGGCATCCTGCGCGGCGATATAACCGCATGCGGCAAGATGAAGCAGGTTGCCGCTATCGTGCTTCAGGGCATGGACAACACCGACCCGCTCTATCCGTACCACTACCGCGAGGAATACGCGCAGAAGCATGTTCGCTTCATCGAAAGCTTCTGCCGCCTACCGTCCGGGCGCTTGGGGCACGATTTCAAGCTAGAGCTTTTCCAACGCGCCATTCTGTCCGTCGTTTTCGGATTCGTTGACGCTGAGGGCGTGCGGCAGTACCGCGAAGTGCTCTGGATTATGGGACGCAAGAACGGAAAGACCGCGCTTGCGTCTGCGATAGAGCTTGACTTGCTCGTTAACGACGATGAAGGCGCGCCGGAGGTCTATAACGTAGCAACCGCGCGCGATCAGGCGGCTAAAGGCTTCAACAACGCATGGCGCATGGTGCAGACCAGCCCTGCGCTCGCTAAGCACATCCGCAAGAGGGTTGCAGACTTGTACTGCGATCTGAACATGGGCAGCATTCGCGCTCTGAGCGCAAACACGAACCATCTTGACGGCTTGGACATTTCCGGCGCAATCGTGGACGAGCTGGCCGCGATGAAGAACCGCGACCTTTACGACCTGACGATGCAGGGAACGTCTGCGCGCCGCCAGCCGCTCGTGTTGGAGATCACGACTAACGGTTTCGTGCGAAACAGCATCTTCGATGCGCAATACGAGTACGCGACCAAATGGCTTGACGGCAAGGCGACCGGCGAGAAGGCAGAGCGTTTCATCGCGTTCATCTTCGAGCTTGACGAGCGCGAGGAATGGGAAGACGAAAGCGCTTGGATTAAGGCGAACCCCGGCCTTGGCACGATCAAATCGCTTTCGGCTCTTCGACAGAACGTTTCCAAGGCTAAGGATGATGCGACATACCTTCCCACGCTGCTTGTTAAGGATTTCAACCTCATTGAAAACCAGTCTCAGGCTTGGCTTACGTGGTCTGAGATTCACAACGAAGCCACTTTCGACCCCGGCGACGGAACGTTTACGTATGCCGTGCTCGGCGTTGACGCGGCGGACACGACCGACCTTACCGCCGCTTGCCTTCTCATGCAGCGGCCTAACGATCCGAACTTCTACGCGCTGCACATGGCGTGGATTCCGCTTCGCGCGTTGGAGCAAGCGGAGAAGGAGGGGCGGCGCGGGGGGCGCGACGGCGTGCCCTACGACGCGTGGATTGCGCGCGGGCTTATGCGGACGTGCGAAACGCCCATCATGGACAAGCGCGACGTTCTGGATTGGGTGGCCGAGGTTCAGGACAAGTACGGCATCTATGCCGTCTCTTGCGGCTACGACCCGTGGCACATGCGCGACGTGCCGACCGTGGAAGCATACGAAGACTATTTCGGCGCTGACAACCTGCAAAAGGTCATTCAGGGCGCGCAAACGCTGTCAATGCCGATGAAGGAGCTTCGGGCGCTCTACAAGGAAGGGCGCATCGTGGACAACGCCAACCCGATTGCCGAATGGTGCCGCTCGAACGTCGCCATTCGAACCGACGTGAACGGAAACATTCAGCCGGACAAGAAGAACCAAGACCCGCGCAACCGCATAGACGCGTGGGCTGCTGAGTGCGACGCGTTCATTGCGATGAAGAACATTGCGGACGATTACCGCGCGATGATAGGAGGTTAGAGTTGAGCAGATCACAACCGTTTTTGCGCTCGCTCTTCGATGCGGTGTTCCACCGTCCGCAGATGCAAGCGGTAAACGGCTATTTCTCCACGTTCACGGCATATGCCCCGTCGTTCACGACATGGCAGGGCGGGCTTTACGAAGCAGAGCTTACGCGTAGCATCATCGAGAGCGGCGCAGATCACGCAAGCAAGCTGAAGCCGGAGGTTTCCGGCTCTGCTCAGCCTGTCGCCGCGCGCGCTCTCAGGCAGCAGCCTAACCCGTGGATGACCACGCCGCAGTTCATAAAGCGCATTTGGACGATTCTTCAGGTCAACGACACGGCGCTTATCGTGCCCATCGACGCTGGCGACGGACTTACGATCACCGGGTACTATCCCGTGCTGCCGAGCCAGTGCGAAGCATACGACGTTGACGGCGAGCTTTGGCTAATGCTCACGTTCCCGACCGGCGACAGCGTGCTTGTCGAGTGGTCGCGCGTCGGCGTGATGACGCGCCACCAGTACCAAAGCGATTTGTTCGGCGACGGCACGAACGTTCTTCAGCCGACGTTGGAGCTTATGCACGCTCAGAACGAAGCAGAGCAAGCGGCTATCAATCAGGGCGCGGCAATTCGCTTTATCGGCAAGCTGAGCCAGAACCGAAACGAAGGCGACCAAGAGCGGGCGCGCAAGGCGTTCAACGCTCAGCTTTCCGCCGACAACGCGGGAGGAATCGCGGTATACGACAAGCTGTTTTCGGACGTTGAGCAGATCACGCCGACAAGCTACACGGTCGATGCGGCGCAGATGGAGCGAATAGAGAAGAGCGCTTACCGCTTCTTCGGCTCCAATGAGGATATCGTCACGAACTGCGCGGACGAAGACACCTTCAACAGCTACTACGAAGGACGCATCGAGCCGTTCGCTGTTCAGCTCGGGTTCGTTATCACCTCCATGACGTACACGTCGAACGAGATAGCGCACGGAAACTCAATCATGTTCAGCGCGAACCGACTAGAGTTCGCCAGCAACACGACGAAGCTTAACGTCTCGGTCGCGCTGTTCGACCGTGGAATCTGGTGCGGCAATCAGGTTGCCGATGTTTTCCAATCGGCGCACTACGACGGCGGAGAGCGGCACGTCATACGCGGCGAGTACATCGACCTTGCGCTCATCAGCGAGCACACGGCGGAACAGGCGGCGCAGGCCGCAGAGACGAACGCAAACATAGCCGCTATCGACGCGAGCAGCGGCGTTGGAACCAGCAAGGAGGTAGACGATGCCAGCGAAACCGAGTGAGCGGCAATACCGTTCCCTTGCCGTGCCGCTCAACGTGCGGACGGCTGACGGAAGCGCGAACAAGCGCTTTGACACCGATTACTACGTCGAGGGCTACGCATCGACATTCAACGACCCATACGTGCTTTTCACCGACTGGGACGGCAACGAGTATCGCGAGATCATCGACCCCGGCGCTTTCGACGGCGCGGACATGAGCGACGTTATCATGCAGTACGACCATACGGGCAAGGTGCTTGCGCGCATGAGCAACAACACGCTCATTGTCGAGCCTGACAAGCACGGGCTTTTCATCGCGGCAGACCTTAGCGGATCTCAGGCCGCGCGCGACCTTTACGAAGAGATTACTAACGGCCTTATTACGCGCATGTCGTGGGCTTTCAGCGTGGGCGCGGACGAATACGACCGGGACACGCACACCACGACCATTACGCGCGTCAAAAAGGTTTTCGACGTGTCGGCGGTGAGCCTTCCGGCTGACCCCAATACGGAGATTTCAGCAAGAAACCTGCTCAACGGAGTGATTGAGCAGTCGCGCAAGGAGCTTGCGCGCCGTAAGAGTGCCCTTGCAATCGCGAGGGCGACGCTGGCAATCGCCAAGAGCAGAAAGGTTTAGGACAATGGACGAAATGACTATGGATGACCTGCTTAA